TACCGGCATTGAAATTCCTATTGTTAGTACCTATAAAGACAAGGGTGCTAAAGCTGCTAGTAAGTCATTAGGTGCATTAACTAAAAGTGCTAAAGCCCTTGGCTTGGCTTTTGGCGTATTCCAAACAATTAGATTTAGCAAGAACGCGGTTAAGGCATTTGCTGAAGATGAGAAGGCAGCAGGTCAGTTAAGCAAAACATTACAGAATTTAGGTCAATCTTATGCGGTTCTTAGTACTGCTGGATTTATTCAAAACTTGCAAAATCAAACCGGTGTTCTTGACGATCAACTTAGACCGGCGTTCACTCAACTTGTTAACTCAACTTTAGACGCAAGAAAAGCACAACAGTTACTATCGGTTGCTTTAGATACTAGTGCAGGAACTGGGCGCGATCTTGCAAGCGTTACAGCCGCGTTAAGCAAGGCTGCCCTTGGGGAAAATACCGCATTAGGTAAATTAAACATTGGCTTAACTAAGGCTGAATTAAAGACTATGGATTTGGATAAGGTCACAACTTATTTAGCCAAAAAGTTTAACGGTCAGGCAGCCTTAGCAGCAGACTCATTTGCTGGCAAGATGGCAATTTTATCTGCCAAGGCTGAAGATGCTAAAGAGAAAATTGGCGGTGCTTTAGTTAAGGCACTTGATGACGCATTTGGAGACCCTGATAAATACGGCAGCAGCATTGACAAGATTAGTGATAAATTAGAAGGCTTAATCAATAATGTTTCTAGATTTATTAAGGTCACTAAGGTTGGATTCCAAAATTTAACTACACCGTCTGACTCACCTATTCTTCAATATAAGATGAACTTCGATAAGCCATTTGACCCTATGGCTATGAAGTTTGATTACACTCAATTACAAAAGGAAGAAAAGGCATTACAAAAAGAAGCTGCTAAGCAACTTAGATTAAGGCAACAAGCTATCGCCAAGGAAAAAGCTTTACAGGCTGCTCAAAAGAAACTTGAAGAAGATCGTAAAAAACTAGAGCAGATATCTAGCCTTTTTGATTTAGAACAAATACAAATTTATGCAGCATTACAAAATAAGATAACTGAAAACGAAAAACTAAGGTTGTCTTTACAGTTGGCTTTATTACAGCAAAACGTTACAGAGGCTCAAAGACTTGCAACTGATTTAGTAAAGGCTCAATTGCAAACTACCAACCTTGCTGAGGCTATTGCTAAATTACCTAAAGCCCTTTATCCTTTTGAAGGCTGGTCTAAAGATATTGATTTGTTAATCCAACAAATATTGTTAATGATGAAATTACTAACTATGATGCCTAAAATTCCTCTTGGCGGTGGTGGTTATTACAATGATTTAGCAACTTCTTTAGTTGGAACTGCGGGTTATCAAGGCATGAGTGTTGCCGAGATTGCTCAAGAAAGATATAAAGAAAGCGGCGGTAGATTTGGTGCGCCACCAACTACCTCAACTACTGTTATTAACGTCAACGGTGCAACTGAAGGCTTATTAAATGAATTGCGCAACGGTCTTATAAACTCATCTGCGTCAGGCTCTTTCTCGTCAATCAACCCAAATAGATAACATGTCATTACCAATTTTAAATATAAGCTTAGATTTTAGCTCAGGTGCAACATTTGGCAATCCTTTTATTTTGGGTTTAAGCACGCTTGGTTCAACTGATATTTTGTCAGATTCTGTTAATCCTTCATTGATTTTAGATTTAACTGACTCAACTAAAAGTATTGTTATCAATAGAGGTAGAAATATACCAAGAGACACTTATGAAGCTGGAACATGTACAGTTAGAATTTATGACCCAACAGGACGATTTAACCCACAAAACCCAAGTTCTGATTTATTTGGTTATTTAACACCATTAAGAAAATTGCGTATATCAGCAGAATATCTAGGTGTAAATTATTATTTATTTAGCGGTTATACGACAGATTATATTTATACTTACGATCAGGCAGAAAATGTATCTTATGTAGATATAAAAGCAAGCGACGCGTTTAGATTGCTTGCAATGGCAGCTATTACTTCGGTTACCGGTCAAGCCGCGGGTCAAGATACTGGAACGAGGATTAACAAAATTCTTGATACTGTTGATTATCCAGCATCAATGCGTTTAATTGATACAGGTAATTCTTTAACTTTGGCTGACCCTGCCACTAATAGAACTTCATTAAATGCCATAAAAAATGTTGAAACCTCAGAACAGGGCGCATTTTATATTGACTCCGAAGGCGACGCAGTTTTTAAAAACAGATCAAATACAATTTCTTCGGCAGGTTCAACCCCTATTGCCTTTAATCAAACTGGCGGTATTCCTTACAAAAACTTAATTTTTGCTTTTGATGACAAACTCATTGTCAATCAATCTACTGTAACAAGGATAGGCGGCACACCTCAAACCGTTAGTGATAATGATTCAATTGCTCAATATTTTCCACATGTTGTTAACTTTGATGATTTGGTGATTGATACGGATTCTGCGGCAGCTAACATTGCTGCAATTTATGTAGGAACTAGATCAGATACCTCTATCAGGATTGATCGCATGACAATTGACTTATATGACCCATTAGTGCCTAATAATACAATTTTAGGACTTGATTATTTTGACAATGTTGTCATAAGCAATATTCAGCCCGACGGTTCAACTATTGTTAAAAATCTACAAATTCAAGGTATCAACTGGGAGATTAGTCCAAATTCATGGATTGGTACATTTACGACCCTTGAGCCTATTGTTGACGGCTTTATAATTGGCAATAGCACTTATGGGGTTATTGGTGAAGATATTTTGTCATATTAAGATATAATTAGACCCTAAGGAGAATATATAATGGCAGCAGGTTTAGGATTTAAAACGTTTAATACAGGTGACGTATTAAGTGCGGCAGATACAAACGGTTATTTAATGCAAGGTATTTGGGTCTTTGCCAATGCAACGGCTAGAGATGCAGCCGTCACTTTACCGCAAGAAGGTAATTCTTGTTATTTAAAAGATACTGACGTTATTCAAGTTTATTCAGGTTCAGCTTGGGTTACCAAATCGGGGAGTTCGCCATTAACTACTAAAGGTGATCTTTATACGTATTCAACAACAGATACTCGCCTTGGTGTTGGAACAAATGGGCAAGTATTAACTGCCGATAGTGCGGAAGCATCTGGAATTAAATGGGCTACTATATCGGCTGGTGGTATGACTTTGATATCCGAAACTTCCGCAAGTGCTTTAAGTAGTTTAAGTTTTTCATCTTTAGGCAATTACAAACAATTATTATTGATGTATTCTGGAATAAGGCATTCTAACAATGGCACTATTTTTGGAGTCAGATTTAACAATAGTAGCAGTTCAATTTATCATACTTCTGGATTGCAAGTTACCGGTTCAACTTTAGCGATTTCTGCAAGTTCTCCCGATAATTTAAGTGGTCAAGCGGGTGGATATTATATTTATGCTTTTGGCCAAAAAGTCAATAATGCTGCCATATCTACGGATGTAATGGGGAGCATATTGATAGATAATTATACTTCAACAACAAAATCAAAAAGTATTTTGGCTAGTTTTAACTATTACAATAATAGTGATGCTGTATATCAAGTTATGAATACAAATTTTTTATTTGATAGTACTAGCGCAATAACTAGTATTGATATTGTTAGATTAAGCGGTGCTGGTACATTTTCCAACACAGGAAATACAACAATTAGATTATATGGAGTTTCATAATGAAAAGAATTATCAATGTTGAAACAGGAGAAGTTATTGAGCGTGAATTAAATAAAGCCGAAAAAGATCAACAAAAAATTGATGAGGCAAACATAAAAGCAGCTGAAGCTTTAATTAAAGCTGAACAAGAAACAAAAGATGCAGCACGCCAAGCAATTCTTGATCGCCTAGGTTTAACTGCTGACGAAGCAAAATTGTTACTTGGCTAATGAAGCCTTGGTTATCTAAAGCCGCTGAACAATTTAGGGAACAGGTAAATCAAAATTTCCCAAATCGTTCTAAGCGTTCTGATGGATGGATTTCTGATTTGCGTCATCAATCACGAAAGAGTGAACATAACCCCAATGATCGAGGGGAAGTATGCGCACTCGACATTGACGCTGGCTTATCGGAAGAACAAGGAATTAGTATCTATTTGGCAGATCAAATACGACTTGCGGCAAAACAAGGTGATCGACGCTTTCTTTATGTAATACACATGGGAAAGATTGCTAGTGCAAAATCCTTTTGGCGTTGGGTCAAATACCGTGGGTTGAATCCCCATAAAAAACATATACATATAAGTTTTAAACCAAATCAAAATGGGAAACCTTTCAATATCCCATTATTAGGGGGAACAGATGAAACTATCAAAAAAGCATAAAGCTGCAATTAAGTCTTATTTAAGAGCTGTTGCAGCTTCAGGTATTACCGTTGCGTTGGCTATTGTCGCTGATATACACCCTGCCTATGCAACTTTACTCGGCGCAGTAATCGCCCCTATTGCAAAAGCCATAGACCCTTCTTCAGGTACTGAAGTTGACTACGGTATCAATGCAAGATAATGGATGCTGCTAGTTGGGCTGGCTTAGCCGCCGCCGTCTCCGCTGTCTTAACAAGTTTTTTTCTAGGCTTACGCTACCTAATTAAAGGTTGGCTTTGGACTCTTACGCCTAATAGTGGTTCAAGCCTTGCAGATCGTTTAGCAAGAATTGAAACACGCCAAGAAGAACTACTGAGGATTGTCACCGAACGGAAGTAAACTTTACTTATGGCTCAAAAGAAAAAACGCAAAATTACAAAGCGTAAAGGTAAGTATCAACACGATCAAATCATGACTCGTTTAGATGCTTACGCTATTGCCATGCGTGAGTATTACTTGAGCCTACGCAGAGCAGGTTTTCCAGTAGATCAAGCACTTGGCATGTTGGATAGAAATTCGTTCCCTGATTGGTTAATTCCAACTGCACCTGATTTTGACCCTGTAAATCCTGAACATAACCCACATGAGGATGACGAGGACTAAATGAAAAGAATCGCCTTTATCAGCGATTGTCAAGTACCGTTCTTTGACGAGAAGGCGGTCAAGTCAGTAGGAAAGTTTTTAGGAAAGTGGAAACCTCACCGCACGATACAAATTGGTGATGAAATAGACCTGCCTCAATTAGGCGGTTTTAATGCCGGCACTATTGATGAAATGGTCGGCAACATAAATGATGACAGAAAACTAACTCAAGAGGTATTAACTTACTTGGGAGTAACGGACGTGTTAGGCAGCAACCATGGAATCAGACTTTACAGATCAATCAAGAAAAGACTTCCTTCCTTTCTCAACCTACCCGAGATGCAGTATGAGCGTTTTATGGGATATGATAAATTGCAAATCAAATTCCACCCTTTCGGGCTTGACTGGGCACACGGCTGGACAGCAGTTCACGGAGACGCTTTCCCTCTTAGCCAAGTACCATCACAAACGGCCTTAAATGGGGCTAGAAGGCTTGGTAAGAGCGTGGTGTGTGGGCACACCCATAGACTA